CCCTCGTTTCATATTTCTTTGATAGTCCTGCCGTACTTCGTCATGAAGTCGCGTTGACCCATCTTTGTGATAACGCCGTGATCGTGTACCTGCATAGGCCACTTGATCGTTCGCCAGAGAATGACCTCTGACGCATAACAGCGGCAATTCTTGACAATAACTCCGCGCTGTGTTATGCTGTAGTAGCCATAATCTGATTGGAGGTTGTACACATGCCCCGAAAAATCCCTAGTGCTCTTATTGACCACGCGCAACAACTTATAACTGACGGCTCCACACTTGAGGCCGCCGCGCAAGCTATCGGGCATCATCGCACAGTAGTCAGCGATTGCCTCCGCCGTCGCGGGTTTTCCGTTCCTGTCGGTGGGCACCCCGCGGCTAACAGGCTCGTCCTCGACGAGGCTCACGTTCTTGCGGCTTACGCTGAGGGCCAGAGCGTCCTCTCTTTGTCCAAGGGTCTGAGCTGTAGTCGTCAAGCCATTCGGAACGTTCTCACTCGTAATGGTGTTGCATCGCGAAGCCTCTCTGAGGCCAACGCTCTCAGAATGTCCACGCTTGACCTCAGCCAACGGAGAGACCTGATTGGCCCCGCCCGAGAACAGCGGTTCGACAACATGGTCGCCGCGGCCTATGACCGAGAGAGCCGTAACCCTGCTATCGGCGCAGGTGAGCGGGAGCTCGCCGACGCTCTCGAGGCCCAAGGCCTTACCGTCGTCAGACAAAAACGCGTTGATGACTATTTCGTCGACCTCGCCATCGACTCGCTCGCCGTGGATGTTAAACAGGCCGCCCGAAACAGCTTTACTCCCGTATCGAACTCGCGCCGTTTCAAACAAATCAGCAAAGCAGGTTACAAGCCCGTCAACTTTGTCTTCACCGATCTCGCTCTCATTGGGCTCTGCATAAACGAGATAGTCGCCACACTGAAGGGCGTCGACCGCAGTCCAACCGTTGAGGGTCAATACTGGGTGCTTCGGTGTCGCTTCAAAAGCGGTCCCGTCCGCAAGAACCGTGCGGATGAGTTTACCGTCGTAGAGTCGACGCCAGATACGATTGTAACCCTTAGACAGGGCCACCTCGGTTGACGCGGGAAAACAGTTATAAATGTTTCCCGCGCTATAATTGCCCTCGCTTTTCTTCCCGAGAAGTTTCTCAGGAGCGGGAGGGTCACTGTATCGACACAGCACATTGTCCATGTGCTTATGTGAGTCGCGCGTCCGACCGTCGCCTTGTGCGCCGCCCGTTGCGTGCCAGATATACCAATCGAGCCCGAGCTCTTCAGCCTGCGCCTGATTGATCGCCGCGTGGGCCTTTGAGGTCTCGGTCCGCGCGATTAGTTTTGCGTGCTTCTCGGTCATCTCGCCGACCATCTCACGGAACTGCGGGAGCTTGTAGGCTTGCCTGCTGTCCGCGTAGGTCTGCGACGCCATGAACTTGGTTAGGTCCTTTGCCACCGCCGACGGCACCGTGTGTATGTACATGGCGTTACGGTCGATGATCTCATCAACACGGGCCCCTAGGTGGCCCTCTAACATACGTTGTTGCGCGGCGTACATCTGACGCCCGCGGCCTTGTTCTTTTGCGGCCTGCCGCCATGTCTTGGCGGTCTCGCTCAATGTGTTCGTTACCATGGTGCGCGATGCCATCCTCGCCCAGTCATACAGCGGCTTTGAGGCGCTGAGGGCGTGGAGCTTGTCGGGGAGGTCCTCTATCTTGGTCAGGTCATCTCCGAAGAGCCTCAGTATAAGGGCCTTCAGCTTTTGCAGGGCCGTGAGATACTGTTGCTCAATGCGGCGTTTAGGGCTCCAAGAACTGAAGAGCATTGCTCATCACCCCCACAGTTTCTCTCGGAGAGCCGCGAAGCGTGCTTTTATGCCAGTGGGAGCCGCCGTTTCGGGCGGCTCTGCCTGAGCATCAGGTAGGCCCGTAGGAGGAACAGGCCCGCCCTCGGGGGTCATATTCGGGTCGCCGCCCATCAGCGCGGCCATTGGGTCCTCACCGCCTTCGCCCATCTGTTGGGGCTCATCGTCGGCGGCTTCGATCTCTTCGTCGGTTATGTTGGTAAACAGGCCAGTCTCTTCGCTCATCTGCCGAAGCTCTTTGAGCGCCGTCTTGCGGCTGAGGAGCCCGTTGTCGTAGGTGGAGGTGACCGCGGTCGTCTTCGCTGTCGCGATGTCGGCCTTCTCTTTGCCATCAGGAATACGAACAGGGTTAAACGACACGCCAAGGTCATCAGGCACCGCGCCGAACTCGCTCATGCACATGATTGGCAGGAGGCGGTCAAGGTGCGGCTCGATCTTGTTCTCTTGCATATTCTCGAGAAGCGTGTAGTAGTTGTCCGTGTCTGATTCGCCTGTGGCATTCATGCCCCCGGGGCTGATGCCGAAGAGCTTCGTCATGGGAAATCCCGTGACGGAACAGAGCGCCTGTTGGAACTGCGTGAGGACCTGATCAAGGCCCGTGAATGCGTAGGGCTTGTTCTCAAGGCTGTCGTCCGCGTCTATGACCCGGGTTGAGAATGAGCTCATGAGAATGTTCTGCGCCTTCAGGGTCTCGTACAGGCGGCCCGATTGATATTGATTCGTGCCTAGCATCTGTGCGAGGTCGGGCGACTTCTGTATCCACACGTTCGCCTGATAGAGCAGGCGGCCGATGTTGTGCTTAGCGTCGTCGTATTGACGGAGCTCGTCGAAGATTGTCTCAATGACCGAAGCGCCCCACGCTTGCTCGACTAGGCTCTCCCAGTAGGGTAATTCGTCCCCGACGAAGCGCAGTATGCGGCTATGATGCACACGCACGTTATCAGTAGCAGTCTCACTCGCTCTCACCTCGTAATACTCAGGTAGACCGAAGTCGGGGTCGTTAATGTCGTCGACATTCGTCATGGACGGGTAGAGGCCTGACCAACGGTCGACGACGTATAGGCCCTTGAAGCTGTCGACCTCAATAGTCTTCAGGTCCAAAGGTTGGTCGAGGATGTCGCCGTGGCCGTCGATCATGATGAGCGCGCCTGCGCCGCCGAATAGCCGTGCCCACTTGAGGCCGAACTCGATGCCGCGCTTGATCTTGGTCTTCTTCTCGAGCTTCTTTAGGGCGTCAAGCTGTTCAGGCGCGAGCTGTGAGTCGATCTTGTACCAATGCGCGATCGCGTCCTCGACAGGCAGGTTGATAATGCGCTTCAGGATGCCCGAGCCGCGGTAGAGCGACAGGAGCATCATGTATTGCATCGTTAATCGGGTCATCGGGTACTCAGCGCCCTCGGATAAGCTCGTCGCGCCGAAGCCTAGGCCCGCGGCGGGGTTAGCGTATGAGTCCGCGGCGTAGAGCACAACGGGCCTGTTCGGGTCCGCCACCCGATGCGCTTTTAATTTTGCCATGTGATCACTCCTTCGCTATCTGCCTAGGGCCAGTCTGTATTTTTTGATCATGGTCTTAATGTAGTAGCGCACGCCGTCCATGCAGTGATCGTTCTCCTTGAGAGGCTGTTCGATACCGCGCTGACGGGCCTTCTCATCCCACACATAGCCCTGCCGCTCGCTCAGTGTGTGAGGGCAGTTGACCTTGTGTACTCTGATCTTACGCTTAAAAAACATTGTGGCGGTGTTCTGTAGGCCCACGAGGACCTCATTGTCTGCGCCCCGTACCACGTAGCCGCGGCTCTTGAGCTCGGTCTCGAAGCTGTCGGCGCTTGGGTCCATGATCACCATGTTCAGCGGCGGCCGTGCTCTGAAGAAGTCGTCAAACGAGTCGCCGTACTGGGCGTTGGTCAGCGGAGCCTTTTCTTTGCGTCCGTCGTAGTAATACTCTCGGTCGAGCCAGATGACGTCGCCGTCGTCGTATATGTCGAGATAAACCATTGGATTCTCTGTGCCGTAGTCAACAACAGCATAGCGCTGTGCGTACGCCTCAAGTCCCGCGGGCCTTGATTCGTCGTCATAGGTGTTCTCCTCATCGCTGAAGTTCGCGAAGATCAGGCCCTCGGCCATGGCCCGTAGGCCCTTGATGTCGCGCTTATACCACATCGTTTTTTTGTCGTATGTGGTGAGAAGCGTCTCGATCTTGTCCATGGACAGGCTCATGTTGTCCGCGATCGTGAAGTGACCGTAGTTGTAGCCATATTTGGGGTTGAGCCGTTGCTTGGCTTCGTGCTGTTCGAGGATGTCGGTGTAATACCAATGCAGAGGCCCCTTGGGGTTGAGGTCGTGAAATATCTTACGGTCAAAGCTCGACAGCGTTCTGTCGTTGACCTCTTGAATAAACTTCGGGTGGCACTCGTTGGCCTCTGTGACGTAGGCCATGCCGAATGTGTTGCCTTTGATATACTTCTCGTCACCGTCCTTGGCCCCGCCCGCCACTAGGACGACCTTGGTGCCTGTCGGCGTCTTGACGTATAGGCAGTCACGCTCTTGATACTTGCCTTGTCTGCATCGGCCCTCAAAGTAGTTGATCAGGCCATAGCCGTCGCAGTCCATGATGTTCAGCCGTGCTGAAGCCACAGACACGCCCGCGATGAGGTGAAGCTTGTTCGGGTGGTTCTCAAGCATGACGCAGAAGGTCAGCGTCGCGAGGACGTTCTTGCCGCCTCGTTTCCCTCCTTCGGCCACGTTCAGCCATGATGTGAGAGCCCTGTTGTAGAAGGACACTTGATTCTGCGTAAACGGCGCTGACTTGTTCATTCAGGTATCTCTCTATTCGGCACGGGATTCTGTAGGAGGTTCACCACGTTCAGGATGTTCTCGTTGATCTGATCGACATCGATGTCGCCCTTGTTCGCTCTCAGCTTCTCAAGCTCGAAGCGCTGACGGTCGAGCTCCATACGTTGCTGATCGAGGTCGTGCTTAGCAAGGAAGTCGGGGTTGAGCTTCTTCATGTCGAAGAAGAGCTTGATGGCCTGCGAGTCGCCCCGCTTGGCCTTATTCGTCAAGGCGTTCCACACCTCTCCGAGGGCGCTGTCAGTGAACATATCGATCTGGCTATTCATGTATTTGATAAAATGCGGGTTGGCCATCCATTGATAGAATGTCTTCGTACTCACTTGAACGACTTCGCACTTTTGGGCTTTGGTGCGTTTGTCCTCAGGATTAAGCAATAATTCGACCATTTTCTTCTGGCTTGGGTTAGGTTGCCATTTGTCACCTTTTACACCGATGGGCTTAACCCCTGTCTTTGCAGGCTTTTTCGGCTTAGTCGGCACGGCCATCACCCGCCTCTAGGATGTCAGGCACCTCGGCGTTCAGCCAGTTCCATGTGACGCCGTAACGCTCTAAGATGTCGAGAAAATCCTCAACGTCGTGGTTCTCTATTGTTAATCCTTTTTCTCCCAGTCCGATGTGCTTCAGCTCGTGAAGCATCAGTATTTTCATCTGATTCTCGGATAGCAGGCAGGCGTTGGGGTCGTACACTGTGATGATGAAGTCGAACGGTAAGAAGGCTTTGTAGGTCTTCGTGACCTTGCGGCAGTCGGCATACACCGCCTTGCCGTTGTCGATCTTGGGCTCGTATGATCTCACGTATCCGACCTTGATGTCATATGTCGGTATAATGCTCAGCTCAGGCATTGCCACGATGAGCCGCTCGGCCAAGGCCCTCAGGCCCTCGTCGACTTCGGCGTCGCCTGCCTCTAGCTGACC